GCATGGTCATTTTGTTCTAGTTTTACCCATTCTATATCCATAGAAAAGCTCGAACCATTGCCATATTTGGTGAATCCGACATTTAAAAGAGTAGGCACGCTTGCAAGAGTCATGGTTAAAGTATTTATACCATTTACTAGCGGTTCACTATTTCTAAAGACAACCCCGTCATTAATATTCATCCTTAAACTTGTGTTGGATCCGAGTTCTAAGTTAGATATTTTTACGGATGCTGTTACTGTTTTACCTGCATATTTCAAAAAGTCTTCCACTTTCTGGACCGTTATATTTTGGTCCCCTACATAAGTACAATTTACATGCATCCCTAATGCATTGGGTGTAAGAGTAACGTTGCTACCATAATTAATCCACCCATCCACCGCATATTGATTTACAGTTGTATAGCTTGCTTTACCTTCTTGATTAATTTTAAAATCTGGATTAATTAAGATATTTGGTCTATAATCATTTCCTATTTTTAGTTTTGATGTAACAAGCTCATTGATAGCTTCCGAAATTGTTTGAGCTGTTGTAGTAAGAACCGTTGTACCGATAAAGCTGAAAAACTTTTTTATTTTACCGAATAATGTGGAGTGAGATTCACCGCTTGCAATGTTAGATACTGCCAATGCTTCTTCGAATGTTGTGGTAAAGTCCTTTGAATCTCCACTATTGTTATTACGTACAAAGGCCCATTTTGCAACGCTTGCATTTCCAGCTAATAAACAGGTGTATAAGTTTCCGGAAGTAGTATTGATATAGTAGTCCCCAATTAAAGCAGCCGTAACCCCTGACCCTGTGAACACCGTTCCAGTGGTGCTAGTGCCTGTTACTCCTGTACCTGTAAACCATTGACTACCCCTTTGACCATTTGTCCCAGGATCTCCTTTTACTCCTGGTGTTCCTTGCTCCCCTGTATCACCTTTGGGTCCGACAATCTTTCCTAAATCTACTTGTGCCATTTTATCACTCTCCTATCGTTACTATAAGATGCCCATATTCATTTATGCTAAAGGGTGGTGTTTCAGTTGTTTCATCATGATATATTACAAAGAGATGTCCTTCAATAATTTGAAATGCATAGGTCCCAGTTACAGGGGTCACAACAGCATTTGCACCAGATTGTCCATCTGCCCCAGGGTCTCCTTGTACCCCTTGTATGCCTTGTGCACCTGTATCTCCTTTAGGACCTATTGGTCCTTGAAATCCCTGTGCACCAGTATCACCTTTTGCACCTTTTAATTCCCCATTAGTAAGCTTTTGTTCTACAAGTGATACTATATCGTTAGCAGACTCCCCAGCGGTGTGAGCATAGTCACCTTGAACCTTTGCATAATTCCCTTGTTCTTCTGCAATTTGTCCCTTTGTATTAGCTGTGCTTGATGCATTTGTTACTTCTGTAATCTTAGCATTACTAATTTGGTTGAATTGATTAAGAGCTGTCTCCGCATCAATTATGATGGTTTGAGCTTCTTCCGCTATTTCGTAAGCGGTTTCTGCTATCGCAAGTGATTCATTCACCTTCTGTAAACTATTAAGCACAGTTTTATATTCTGGAGTGCTCTCAATTTGGCTTCCATCATGCACATTAGGTTTTATAGTAATGGGAAAGGAAGCACTTGCCAATGTCTCTGAACTGTGACTAAGTATAATCTCCGCCTCCCCATCACCTGCAGCTGTCCACATTTGTTGGGTAACCTCGACTAATATATTACTTGTATTTACTTGGCTAACTGGATTATCTACTTGTTTTCCATCAGGCTTTCGCATAATAAATCTTCCAGTGGTACCAGTAGGAAATTGCATCACACCGCCTTTATCATTAATCACTATATCAAGGTATAGTGTCTTTAAACTACCTTGCTTAATTGTGACTGGATATAAAGGTCGTGACTGATCTGTGTTAAGAATAACTTTAATATTATTCGGTCTTAGGCTCGTTGTGCTCATTCTTTTCTCCTTCCTCGGAATCACCAATAATTTGCTCTGGATTTTCTAATATAGTTGCTATTACTCCAATCCTTTTAGAATTTTCAATGCCTGGTGCAATTAGCTCATCCAAACGCATAGTAATATTCTGTATCTGCTCCATTGTATACACTGCTTTTTTCATACCTACAACCTCCTCTCTTATGATGATGTGATTATTCCTAGGCTTGCAAGAGCCGTTAGTATTTCATTGATTGTTGAATATGCGCTGGATAAGAATTGCGTTCCAGTAAGCTTACTTATGTATTTTCTTGTGGTTGGAGTGGCACCAAAAAACCCCATGCGGTCACTTAAAAACTTGACATCACACGGGGTAGAGGTACCACCTGTATAACCTATATTGATATAGCGTTGCATCATATACAGATAACTTGTGCTGGCATCGTATGAACGGGAGCCAATGTAAATTGCGCTACTTGTAAATCCTATAAGGTTAAATGTCCTACTGCCAGATTTAGCCTTAAGATATCCGTCAGAAGATTGTATAATAATATTGGAATCATCAATTGCAACCGCTCCATTACTAAAGGTTGCATTGCCATCAGACAGTACCTTAAACCCTTTACTGTCAATGGTGCCGTTATCAAGATCTATCTGCATTCCTCTGGAATTTGCAGCATAATTTTTAGACTTAATTATACCAGTGGTGATATTAGCACCATTAATAACTGTCTGCCCCGCTGTCTTTAGATCTATTACCGTTACCATACCTTCAAGATCAATCTTACTGGCTGATATCTTTACCGTTTCAGCTGTTTGGTTTATTTCAGAAATCACCTTTCCTTTTTCGACTCTTAAACTTATCTGATTAGCTTGTTGTGTTATAGAAGATTTTGCGGTTGTTAAATCACGGTCCAAGTTAGTTACTGTTAATTGTATTTGGTCTGCTTCTAGGCTTAGTGAGGATATTTGACTACTCAAATTAGTATTTAACTGTGTCACGCTTAATTGTATCTGGTCTGCTCTCAAGCTCAAGGTTGCCATAGAAGAACTCAAATTTGCATTGGTTCTAGACACCGTCGCGCTAATTTCGGATGCTGTTTGTCTAAACACAGACTGATTTTTAGTGATCATTCCGTAAAGACCATTCACCCCACCGTATATTTCTTCCACAAATGTACTAAGTAGCTCCTCACTGTCACGCTTGAATTCACTATAGAACCTTGAGATAGTACCATTGGCATTATTAACTTCCTTACTAACCTTACTAATGGACTCTTCAATCTCTGTAATCTTGCTCTTTAAAGTGACATTTGCTACACCGAATTCGATTTGTACAAATCTCATAGTCAAGCAATCAAATTCATATTCGTTAACATTAGTTAACAGGTCCACTCTCATAGCAGGATGCTTTACTTTGACTGTATCTCCTATTTCTAGTATTCCTTCCAAGTGAGCCGATAAGTTATAATTTATCTTCGGATATTGATTAGCATTTAGATAAGCTTGTGCCTGTGCTCGTAAATCATCAACAATTGTGCTGTTGTAGGTTGCTGTTGTATTTAAAACATCCTGTGAGGCAATTACTAGATCCGATTTAGCTTTATTAAGTGCAACAAGCGTGTCTGCTTTTTCGGTTTGCAGAGATGCAATATCTGTATTAATAAGTGGTATTTGCGCTTGTATGGCAGCCTTTTCTTTTAGTTCAGCTTCTGTGTTCCCTAGCGTAAGTAACCTTTGCTGTAAGATTTCTTTTTCAGATTGCATACTTGCGATTGAGGTATCGTATGAATCATACTTTGCTTGAAGTGTGGTAATGCTCGTTTTTAGAGTAGCTTCAAGAGATTGCATTATCTCTATCGTATCTTCAAAAGTCTTAATTGTCTCTTCTAGGCTTTCTGATAAATCAAACTCAATTGTCTTAATATAGTCCCTGGCATAACCATGCGTGACAGTTAAAGTCACTTCCGGAAGTTTAGCGCCATTATATCCAACTGGGGTAATCTTCGTAACAACATCGTCCCAATTTTCCGTTACCTCTAACCCTTCTAAATTCTTCCCATGCGATATAACAACACCACGATCAGCAGCAACAGAAGGGTTCTCTTGATAACATAACCATGCTTTGACTAAGATATTATTATCAGTTACCGGATTGTGTATCCTGTAGCCCTTCTTCCCCGTTAGGGTGTCAACCAATAGTATATTTTCTTGAATCAAAAACTCCGCATATTCCAGCGGAGCTTCAACTTCTATGTATTCCTCTTCAAGATTTTTCGTTATAATTGCCTCGGTTGATTTGATAATCTTCTCACCATTGGTTGTAAATTTAGTATCATTCGGCAAAAATACTTTAATCATAGCCATCTACTCCTTACAATGGTATTTACTTGAGTAACAGTACCAGACCCTGTAAATGTGATGGAGTTTTCTCCCGGTGCTAACTTAGGGAAATCCCCAATCATTATTCTGTTTTGCAATGTTGCGATTGTTCCTTTATAGGCTTCTTGTGCCTCACCATCTAAGGTAATATTGCCTGTGACATTTGTTAGGGTACAGGCTTTAATCCCGTTAATATTGACATTGATTTGTCCATTACCGGTTATCGTCATTAATGGTAGACAGTCCGTATTGCCTATGTTAATAACGACTCTTGATGTAGTGCCCTCTTCATCAAATGCGTGCTTATATGGCTGTACAAGAAAGGTTAAACTAGCTTTTCGGAATCGAATAGCCTTCTCATAGTCAATCTGATTTAAGATATAAGCATCATAATATTTATCGGGTTCATTACTAAGTATTAACTGCCCGGACCCATCTAGCCAATCATAAACCATATCCATATCGACATGTTTAAATCCTATTTGGATAATTCTTTCATATGCTTTATAACCAAGGTCTTCTACAATGGAATGGTTACTACCATCAATCTCCTTTACATTGTACTTCTTAGGAGGTTTTACAATTGCGGGTAAGTTTTCAACAATAATTCCGCGATCACTCGAATGTATCCCTTTAAATATAAAATGACTCATGTAATCCCTCCTATCTTAAATAATTATTTATCTGCTTATCCATTATGCTACCAACTACCTTGTTGTTAAGTACCACTTGTAAACCAGAAGATTTAATAGCTTTAACCATAGACGTTGTTATCTTATCGTAATCAATTTCTATTGCTTGGCTTGCTACATTCGAATTACTACTAAAAGCAGAATATTTATACTCGTAAGGATTAGTATACAGGCTAGGAAGCGTATGACCTAATCCCGGGCTACTTGCAACAGCACTTTCTTTAATGTATTTATTTATTGCGTCTTGATTGGCAACCGCTTCATTATACTTAAGCGCATTGTTTAATTTAAACTGCTTTAGATCCTCCTCATAAGTTTCCTTAACGCTTTTGATTGCATAAGCTTTCGTATCATCTAAAGCTGTCTGTTCCGCTTCCTGCTTGTCGGAAAGTGCCGTGTCCTCTAATTCATGGATGTCTTCTAATTCTTGCTTTTTTGCCTCGAGGCGGTTTTCGATAACTATTTTTTCTTTCTCATATATTGCATCCGCTTTTTCTTCTTCCTTTGTCTGTTCCTCTTTAAGGGACTTGACCTTTGCATCATAGGAAGAATTTATTGTGTCTTTTTGCTCTTCGAGAATGTCCTTTTGTAGTGCTCTTTCTGTCTTTAATCTATCGGCAGCTACTTCCTCTTCAAAGTCAGCTAGTTCTTGTTGAGCTTCTAGTTTCTCTTCAGCAGTTTTAGCAGAAGCAATCTGCATATTAAGTTCAGCTCGTTTTTCAGCCTGTTCTATCGTCTTTCTTGCCCTATCCTCTGCATCTGCTTGGGCGTCTATTGCATCTATCTGGTCCTGTACGTCTTTAAGTTCATTATATCTATCTTCATCAACAAGCTTGATTTTTTCAAGGTACTCTTGATTAATGAGCTTCAGTTTTTCTTTATGCTTATTTTCTAAAATCGTGAACTCTTTATCAGCGAATTCTTGAACTTTATCAAGCTGTTCTTTTTGAGCTTTATCAAGTGCCTTTTGTTCAGCTTTGTAATGTTTATCTAATGCTTTTTCCGAAGCTTTAAAAGAATCTTCTACCATATCAACTCTATCATCTAGGCTACCTGCGAAATCTTCGTTTTGCTCGTTAAGAACTTCTTGGTACTTTCCAAGGAAACTATCTAGAGCTTTTGTTGTATTATCAAGAGCAGTATGGTCACCTATATAATCTAATGCATCTTTATATGACCTTCCTAGCTTATCTATTTCTCCTCTGGCAGCTTCAATTGATAGTTCATTTGCATCTAGCTCTTCTGTTAACTTCTTAATTTCAGAATTCATTTCATCTAGTTTAGCTTTGTCAAGTCCTAGGAGTTTAGTAATCCCAACGCCATATCCACTATAATTATTTCTTTTCTCAACTAGATTATTTAGTTCTTCTCTCTTTTTTGTTTGCGCATCTAAAGCATCATTTAAAGCCTGTTCTTGATTGTATTTATCGAGCGCTATCGTACTTAACTGACCTTGTAAAGCTTCTGCTGTACTAAGTTCAATTCGAGATTCTACAAGTTTATCAACCTCTTGACGTTGTAAGTTAAGTAATCCAGTTTGTTCGCTAACAGCAAGATTTAAACCAGGCATAACATTATTTATTTGATTCACCAAAGAAATCATTTGTTCTTTGCTACTATTGGACTTGTTTTCTTCCTCGGCCAAGTTATATAAACTATCAATAAGCGTTTTAGTAGACTTCGCTTCATCTTGTATCTTCTCAATTGATTTTTGACGATCCTTAATATTTCCTTGGATACTTTCATATACCTCTTTGTTTTTATCAATTAACTTTTGATTCTCATCGTTTAATTTCTTTGTTTCATCTGCAGCATCACTGGCACTTTTGGCATACGAAGCTAAAGCCGTTCCAGCTCCTATTACAACACTTGCGATTGCGACGATTATATTTGCTTTTGATGCTGTGTTAAATGCGGTTTGTGCAACTGTAGCTGCTTGTGTTGCAGTCGTTAATGCTTTATATGCATTAACAGCAGCTAAAACTCCATCAGCAGCCTTTTTCGTTATGAAAGCAGCTCCTATCCCTTTTAATCCCGCTTCGATAGTGTCAACATTCTCGACCATCCAAGTAAATCCATTTATAACAACCGGCAGAATATCTTCCGTTATATCTCCCATATTTTCAGCTAATACTGCCATAGCCTTACTTAACAATGGGGTAACTGCAACAGCGATTTCAGACATTCGCTCTCTCAATTCAAATTGAGCATTTGAGTATTCTATCATTGTCTGGTTATTCTTCACGTATTCAGCGTTTACGGATGCCAACCCCGTATTTGCTAAGAGATTTAATGCATAGCTTTGCTTATCTGCATAGGTTGCAGATAACGCCATCCCATTATTAAAGGTGTCTAGGTTATAACCTAACCTCTCAAGCAACTCTCCGAACTGTCCTGTGGCTTTTCCTGTTGCAAGTGTTTCCTGGAGCGCATCAGAAAGGCTTTCAATTTTCAGCGTATCCGGGAATTTGATAACAGCACCGGATAACGCTTCTACTGTTTTAGTAAGACTATCTCCGGTAATCCCCGCTTGTAGTAAGTTCGATAATGCTTCAATGTTACTATCAGTCTCACCGGTGATTGCATCAAGGTTTTTTAATTGCTGTGAAACCGCATCGATTGAAGCTCCTGCCGTATCCGCATTAACCTTTAATTTTGAAAAATCATTACGGAATTCTGCAGTCGAGTCAACTACTTCAGTAATGCTACTAGAGATTGCTTTAATTCCTTCAATGATAGCGGTTCCGGCTAAGTTAGCTTTTAATACATCTCCGAATGTAGAGGTTTTCTTTTCGGCGTCTTTAACTTCCTTACCAAACTCATCAATGCTCTTAGCGGTCTTATCGGTTGACTTTTCAGCCTCACTTAAATGCTTCTGATTTTCGGTTAATTCCTTATTTAACTTGTTAAGGTCCGCATATGCATTATTAAGCTTTATTTGCCAATTTTGCACCTGTGTAGAACCCTCTCCATAGGTAGCATTCGCATTTTCTAACGCCCCACGGAGTAACTGGAGTTTTCGTTTTTGCTCGTCATGCTGTTTCGTCAAAACTTCATTCTTAGCTCTAAGAGCATCGATAGAATTCGCGTTACCATCAAATTCAGCAGCAACGGCATGGAGCTCGCTTTTTAGTACACTCATGCTTTTATTTACACCGGTTATCGCCTGTCTGTATTCCTTTTCACCTTCAAGTACAATCTTCGGGCCAATGTTCGCTTTATCTGCCATTATATCAATCCCCCTTAAAATGGTATCGCTTCATCTATAGAAACTTCTTTATCTTCAACGATAAAGCAATTGTACAGACCATGTTCATTAGATAGAGTAATCAGTTTCCCTAATGTCATTCCCCATGTTTCCGCTTCGGTATAACCCAGGACAACCTTACCCATATAAAACCAATGTTCAATATCAATCTTAGATGGTTCATTTACTTCTTTCTTTTTTCCCTTAATTTCAATTTGCTTCGGTGTTGCCTGATCTATAAATATCTTCATCAGCGCTCTGCTGTAATAGTCCACTTTATCAATTTCTATTTCTATTTCTTTCCCTGTCAAATATCTTAATAGGCATTTTACTGCATCTACTTTTAACCTGTCATCATTTAACGAATCTAATATTACAGTCATTGCCATATTGGTACGCTCTTGTAATTCATCTATTATTTTTAAGGTGTATAATATGTTATACTCATTCCCAATAATTTCTATAGTTACACCCAACGGTCTTAAGCAGCTCATAACCCCTCCTATAACAAAAAGGGATAGGTAATCCCTATCCCCTCAATTCTATTAACTTATTCCGTAATTTCTGCTTTCGCTTTAAGGTATGTAACTGCTTCAGCTGCAGTCGGGAATGTCTGTTCCTTCTTCCAATTACCCTCATCGTCCAGCATGATTACACCTTCAATCGTTGGTGTAGAGAAAGCGGTGTTTTCACCCTTTGTGGTGTTTGTATCATTAGGTTCCGCAAACTGAACTTTAGGCAACCAAATAGCACGATATTTCGTAATGTTGTTAACTCGCTTTACACCAAAGAAACCAATGCCCGCATATGGACTTGTATCATCTCCAGAGGCGGTTACTTCCCCATCTTCGTCTATAGCATGCCCAAGTAAATCCTCCTGAATGATATCATTTAGATCATCTAATCCTAATGTAATTCTTCCTGAACGAAACGACTTGTCTGTTTCTGCTACTGCATCATCTCCATAAACAAAAACCTCATTAGTCGTAATGTTAATATCAGCTTGGATTGCCTTGCCGATAACACCCTTTTTCCCATTCGCATTATATACAGGATATCGTAAACCTATTTTTGCCATGTGTATTCTCCCTTCTAAAGAGCATATATTTTAATTTCATTTTCAAGTGTCTTTTGCATTTCATCTATTGCTTTACTTTTTGATTTATTGACAGCTGGTCTTACAAATGGGGTTTTCTTTCTTACGGAAGAACCGCTCTCAACAGCTCTGGCCAATAATGCATTTGGTAATCCATTCGGATATTTCTTTGTAGGGTGACTACCATATCCTTTAAAACCTACCTTTGTATTCGCATTCCCACTGTTATCAATATCAGCTTTTGCAATACCAAGACCTTCCGATAAATCCTTCCACTGAATATCAGGAAGGCCAGTAAATTCCTCATCTTTTTTTAGATGTCGGAAGGTATCATCAGGTAAATTATTAAGCTGATTTCTGATTTCATCCGCGACAGGTTGTGCGCCTGCTGTAACAATCTTCTTCCCTATTTCAGGCTCATCTTTTTCAAATCGTGACAGCTCTTTGAGATAGTTCTCAAATGCAGGGCTTATTACCATACTAGCCATAGATAACCTCCCACGACCATTCATAATGAATGTATTTCGTCTTATCCTCTTTCTGTATAGACTCAAGACGAAATGTTATCCCTGCTGCCTTTAATGCATTTTGCAGGGAATTAAAAAGTGAATCATATTCCTGCTTCGTAAATAAATCCACTGTGCCTTGTACAACCTGTTCTATCATCTGATCGTCAGCATACAAAGAGCCGATTTGCCCATCTTCCTGCCAAACAATATATCTGTCCTTCCTTTCACTTGCTTCATAGTGATACGTGGCATCCGGCAGCACAGATACAAACACATCTCTAACTTGCTATAATGTCATATGCTTCACCAACTCTTTCTAAAGACAAGTCCATGCTCTTAGGTTCTATCCCTGACGGATACTGCACTTGAATGATTTTGTGCTGCTGTCCGTCAATTGGTATCACTACATCCCCGACCCTAACAGTGTCTATTCTAGGTGTTCGCAACAACCTCTCAATGGATAATTGTTCTTGCTTAGCAGCCCAAAACCTTGTTATACCAACTTTCATTTCTTCATAACATAGCGGTTCAATTAAGACTTCTAGTTGCTCATTTACCTGGTCACCGGGAGCAGCCATATTTTTAACCTTATACACACTTAATACACCGTCGTTATACGTCTGTGTTTGTGTTTTGAGCTTCATACTCTGCCACCTCCGTCATGATTTGTAATGTTAACAATTCAGGAAGATAGTTATTTTGGAATTCCGATAAAGCATTCGATCTTACGTACCGGCAATAGTCTAGTAACAATTCTTTTGGTTTATCCTCGACTGTGTAATTAAGTGTTTTGCCCGCTGCATTGTCCAGGTATTTCATACCTCTTTCGATAATACCTTTTAACTTCTTGGTTGCAGGCTCATCCATTGTCCATGTAATATCAAGATAACCTTTAACATCATTGAAAAGTTCTTCTTGCACCAATACAATCACCTACTTCTTTTTAGTGGCTGGCTTTTTGACTTCTTCACTAGTTCCCTCTACGAACTTACCGCGAACGGTACCATTAATTTCATGATACCGTTCTTTAGTAACTTCTAGTGTTTCACCGGGTGCGTGAAGGATTCGCGTATTTTTATCACGAAATATCTTGATAACCTTCACCTGCATAAATTACACCGTACCAATCTCATCTGCGTTCGCAACGATAACCTGTTGGATCGTAGGCACAAGGTTAGAAATATCAGCGTACACAAATGCGTTGTTGTCAAGAGGTTCACCATGACCGTATAATTTAATCAAGTAAACTCTTTCTTCTTCCAAGAACTTGTATTCGTCAGAGTATTCGATCTTACCCGATTTAGCAGTACCAATACCCATGAAATACCTCTTTGCTATACCGAATATCGCCTTACCAGTTGTTAACTGAACAGACTGAATTACCCTAGTAGGGAACGGGAATACATTGTTAACATATCTTCCGTCTGCCCCTCTTACCGTAGTAGCTGGCATAACCTTTGTTAAATAATCCGTAGGGTTAACAATTAAGATAACCTCACTTACAACTCTTTGGTTTCCTTTATCATCAACTGCCATACCTCCAATTAAGGAACCATAAGAGATAGGATCCAGCGACACAACTTCAACAGGGGTTTTTAAAGGATAAACCCCATCTGTTACAGTCACACCCTCACCAACCTGACGATTCATACCAATTGGCATATTCTTACCAGTACCATTGATAATACCTTCTTCCAGTCCGTATGCTAATGCTTCGGCAAGCACCGCTCTTACATATCTATCAAGCCACACTGGACCCAAATCAAGCATTGACTTTGCAACAGGAAGGAATGCAGAAAGCTTATGTAAAGTCATCGGAATTTTCTTAAATCCAGAGGTTAATTCTGCTACAACAGTAGCTGTTAAAGTTGCCCATGTAGCAAGCTGCTTTGAATTGGTATTAACGATAAATTCAATCAATCCACTGGTGTTCTGGAAGTCAATTACCTCAAGAAGAGGATGCTCTGCTTGTAAGTCTTCAAATACAGAATCAATCGTTGTAATAGGTAACACTTCATCAAGATCAGTTAACGCCTGCTTAGGGTTACTTGATTTCATTGCTTCGATTACACCTTGATAGTATTTGTTTTCCTCGGAGGTCAACTGTCTTACTCCACGACCTACTAATACGTTTGTATCAGCTGCTTGTACAATTCCATTTGCTTCGGAAATAACCGCCTCCTGGATATTGTTAACAAGCTCCGTAAATGCCTGTAAAAATGCTTCTTCGTTGTTATCCTTTACCGCCTGATTGAATCTCTGTAAAATCTCTGTCTTCTTTTGGTTTAATACATCAAAATTTTTCATTATAAATCCTCCATTTTTAATATAAAAAAATTAGCGACCAATGCCCGCTAATAAGTTCATGAGTTTATTTTGTTGTGGTGTTTCTTCTTTCACTGCCGGAATAGCTGGTTTATCATTTGCTTCAATTGACTGCTTTAAAGCCACTAAAGCCTTACTGTAACTAATCTGCTGTTCAAATGTCTTATTTACCTTTTGGGCTATCTTTTGCGCTTCTGCCAAATCCTTAGTTTCGCTTACTATCTCGTCACAAAGTCCATACTCTAGACATTGTGCTGCTGTCAACCAAGATTCATTAAGTAAGATTTCTGCAACCTGCTCTTCGCTTAATTTACCGTTAGATTTTTCGACGTAAGCCTGTCTATTACCTATGGACATTTGCTCCAGGTCATCTGCTGCCTTTCTTAACTGCCTGTAATTTCCCCATGTGCTAGTCCACATATCATGCAGCATCTGCATGGTGTTGGAATACATGATAACCTTATCGCATCCGGTTAAAATGAACGATGCAGCAGAACAAGCAAACCCATCTACATATCCAGTTACATATGCAGGGTGTCGCTTTAATTGATTCCTGATAGCCATAGCCTCCATAACTTCCCCACCGTTTGAGTTAACATATAGATTAATAAACTTAACATCCGGGTACTTATTCAGTTCACTTTTAAAATGATCTGCGGAAGTTTGACTTTCAATAAGCTCACCACTCCACCAATCGTAATAGCTTCCCTCAATATATCCATAAATATACATATCAAGAGTATCTGGTGTAGCTGCTTGCTTAAGCTCCCATATTCTTTTCATTATTACCTTGTATGATGTATTTAGTATCAAATACATCAATACTCTCCTTTCCATTTCAACTTTGTTATAATCAATAGTAACACTGTGGACTTTTAATTATTTTCTATAGCTTTG